ATCGGTCTCATATTTGCATCCGCAAGTGGTGAGTGTACTGCCACCGCGATTGTGAACGATCGATGAATGGAGCGAGTAGGCATTAGGCATTAGGCATTAGGCAGTAGGGAAGAGCACCGGCCGCTGCCTACTGCCTATCTGCCTACTGCCTATCTGCCTATCTGCCTACTGCCTTCTCGCTGGCTGCTGCCTACTGCACTCCGCCTTTCCCGAACACCTTCTCCAACGTCCGCCCCCCAATATAGCCTGTCACGCCCAGCGTGATCAGATTCCACAGGCCCTCGGGAATGTCGTGCCAGCGCGGCGCGAAGCCGATCGCTTGGCCGAGCAGCGCTTCGATCAGCGGCAGGATCAGCCCGTAGACCGTGATGATTCCCATCACCAGGAGCATCAGCAGCGGCCGCCACGACCGGGCGAGCCACGACCCGCGGCTGAGCTCGGCGATGATGACGTCGCGTTGCGCCTGATGGAGCAGCTGATCATGCTCGGCGAGATGGCGGACGATCTCCGCCTTGAGCTCAGCCTTGGCATCCTTCTCCATCACCAGCTTCTCGATGATGGCGAGGAGCGGGCCTCTGATCAGCGCGATCAGCGGCCCGAGCGCCGCGATGATCGCCGGCATCAGACGCCCTCGAGCTCGGATTTGTGGCGCCGCTCGCGGATGATCCACATCGTCGCCACCAGGATCACCAGCATCACCGGCAGGGTCCAATGGCCGAGCGGCAGCGATCCGATGTCGCGGAACATGCCGGTCACCGTCGACAGCAGCCCCGCCAGCGCCGATAGGATCGCCGCCACATTGATCGTCGAGCGGGTTGGCGGCTTGCCGCGCGGCTTGCTCAGCGGGCCGGGCGGAATGTCGCCCCTCAGCATCTTGTCGCGCGCCTCCTCGGGATGCTCGGCGCAGGCGAACAGCGCCGCCTCCTCGGCCCGCCGCCGGATCAATCCGGGTACGGAGCGTCCGCCCACCTTGTTCCACAAGGCGAGCCGCCGCGGCACCGCCGCGAAGTCCCCGTCATTGACCGCCTTGAGCACCGACGAGCGCCGGAAATTGCCGGCCCCGACATTATAGGCGAAGCACAGGAGCGCCGCGAATTGGTGCCTGGTGACCTTGCGCTCGATATGAGGCTGGATCTCGCTCGCCACCCGCGCCACATCGGCGAGCAGGATCTGCTCGGCCCGCTCGCGGCTGATGGTGAGCCCGGGCCCGACTTCGGGCGGCCCGCCGGCCGAGGTGTGACCATAGCCGATGGTCCACACCCCGCCAATGTCGCGATAGGCCCGAAGCCGCAAGCCCTCCATTTTCTTGATGAGATCGATGGCTTCCTGGGGAGTGGTTGTCGGAGTCAATGGTGTCATGCTTGGTCTCCTGTTTGAAAAGGCAGTAGGCAATAGGCATTAGGCAGTGTACGGAGCATTTGCCTACTGCCTACTGCCTACTGCCTCACCTCAGATAAACCACCGGCGGCAAAACCGCCGGGCTTCCGGGCGTGAAGCTTTGCGCCGATTCATCGAGCGTGAGCGCCCCGAAGCTCTGTGCACGGAAGAGGCATGGCACTGCCGCTTCGCTCGCGACCGCCGCTTGCGCATTGATGCCGAGCAGCGCCGCCGCCTGTGCCGCCGGCGCCACCACGCTCGCGCCCGCATTGCTCAGCGCGGCGAACCAATAGAGCGTTTGATCGAGCGCCACATCGATGGCGAGCCGCTTGAGCCCGGGGCTCCCGGTGTCGACCGTGCCGGCATCGATGACGAGCCTTCCCGGATGGCAGCTCCCGTCATCGCCATAGAGCCCGAGCCGGCATGCGCCTTGCACCGCCGGCGCGACCACGCGAATAGCGAGGCTGGTGCAGCGCCGCGCCACCGGCAGCACCAGCGCCGCCATATAGAGCCGGTTGGGGCTGAGCGTCGCAGTGCCGCATTGGGTGAGGCCGGCGAGCGTCAGATGGATGTCGCCGCTCGCCCCCAAGGCCGCCACCGGACCGGAGCCGAGACGCCGCAGCGGATCGATGACGCCTGACGGAAAGCTCGCGCGCCCGCTCGCCGGATCGACCGCGATCGCCAGCCGCCAGCTCTGCCCGTCGGCCGACACCTTGACCGCCAGCCGATCGTCGCCGAGAAGCCCGATCTCGGCCCGCCCGGCATAAGCATCCTGGAACAGCAGCGCTGCTGCCGCCCCCGGCGCCGCCTTGTTGACGATGAGCCGGTGATCGCTGCCGGCATGGGTGAACAGCGCCGACGGCGCCGCCACCGCCAGCCGGTTGCCATTGTCGGGCGGCGTGCCGATGCCGAGCCGCGCCATCTGCTCGCTCGCGCCCACCGGTTGCCAGGTGCTACCGTCGAACACCATCAGCCGTCGCGCTGCCTGATCATAGAGCCGCCAACCGATCATCGGCATGCGGAACGTCCAGGCGCCGTCGCGAAAGCTCGCAAGCGCGCCCTCCCGGCCGGCAAAGGCGCCGCTCGCCGCTGCGCCGACCAGCCATTGCGCGCCGTCGACCGGCGCCGCCTCGGGCGCTGCCGCGATGCCGCTGACGCTGAGCTGGACCAGCGCGTCGAGCCCGTCCAACGCCTCATTATGCGTCACATGCTTCTGCGCCTGGGCGGCCGCCAGATAAGGGAGCTTGAGGCGCGGCGTTTCATTTGACATCGATCACCCTCTCGAGCACAGCACCTCGTCCGTAGACGGTCGACAGCTGCGACACCCTTAGCCGAGCCGTACCTTGCAAGACCTCGCCGAAGGCGCTGCGCTGTTCGGCGGCGGAGATCGCCGCGCTCGGCGCATCGACGGTGAGCGCAAGCATCTTCTCGCCCTGCTGCAGCATCAGCTCATAGCGCTCGCGCTCCTCGCCAAGCGGCACCTCGGCACCCTCCCAGGCATCGCCGCCGATCCGCGTGCGGCGGATCCATCGAAAGCGCAGCGCCTCGCCATCGCGGCGCCACCGGAGATGCACCGGCGCCAGCGGCCTGAGAGACAGCCCGCGGCTCACCATGGTGACATCGACAAAGGCCGGATCGGCGGAATCGCGCCCCGCCGGCCCCACCCTGAGCGTGACCGGCCGCCCGATCGGATCGGCGGCGGGCTTGAGCGGAACGACATTGCCGTCGAGCAGCACGAAGCGCTGCCCTGCTGGCCTTAAGCCAAGCATCTCGGGCTCCGATCCGCCCTGCCCGCGGATCAGACCGGTGAGCGCATAAGTGTCGGGGTCGACCAGCTCGGCGGCAGCGAATTGCACGATTTCGAAGCCATCCTCCGGCGTGCCGATCGCCGCCGCATTGGCGCCGCCGAGCAACGCCGCCCGCGGCACCGACTGCAGCGCCCCGGCGATCAACCGCACACGGATCATCGTCGCCGGATCGGTGCGCCACAGCGGTCCGGCCCCGAGCGGATCGAGCGTCGTCCCCATCACGGCCGGGCGCCTGAGCACGCATTCCGTGTGATAGGCGCCGCCGCCCGGATCGCTGAGCACCACCAGCGCCTGCGGCCAGGGCTTGGCCGCGGCGGCGACCAGCGGCGCCTTCGCCTCGCTGGCGCCCGAAGCCGCCGGCAGGTCGAGCACCAACACTGCCGGCGGCCCGAGCACCGCCGCCGGATCGGCCCGGGGCGGCCGCTCCGGCACGGCAATCGCGCCATAGATCGTTGGGTCATGGCTTCGCGCCTCGACGCTGCGCTGCAACAGGCCCGAGGTCTCGGCGATCCGGAAGCTCTTGAGCTTTCCGCCAATGGCGAGCGTCACGTGATCGCCAGGCTCGAGCTTGAGCCATGATGGCGGCAGCACGAGCCGTGCCGTCTCGCGCGCTGCCCATGACTCCGCGAGCAGGATCTCGGCGCGGGCGCCGAGCGTCTCCTGGCGCATCACGCAGCCGGTCTCGACGGTGAGCTCGCGGGCTGCATCGCCGAGCGGCCGCCGCGCCTCGACCATGGCATGGCGATAATCGGCCTCAGGCTCCATATGGCCGATCCGCACCGCCTGGAACAGCTCGGCATGCGCCGCCCTTGTGACCGCCGTCAGCGGCTGCTCGGCGCTCGTCTCGACCAGGTCGTCGACCGCGATGGCCGCCGGCTCCCCCGGCACGGCGCGATGCCGGAACCTGAGGCGCTCGCCGCTCTCCACCGCATCGAAAGCGAACACCATGGCGAGCTGCTCCAACGCATCGCGCGGCGCCATCGGCCGATCGATCACGAAGCCATCGACCAGGCCGGACAGTTCGGACACGTCGTAATTGTCGATGCCGGCATCGCCGACGATCGCCGCCACCAGATCCTTGAGCGCCACCGGCGCGAGCCGCCCGTTGAGCCAATGGCCGCGCTGGTAATTGGCGCCGTCGGCCCATACGGCGGCAAGCCCGGGAAATGCCGGAAAGGGTCGCACGTCATAGGCCCAGATCGAGATCCGCGACTTGTCGACCATCGGCCCGCCATAGAGCGGCGACAGCGGGTTGGCCTCCGGCCCGCTCGACCAATGATCGAGAATTGCAGCAATCGCCTGGCGCTGGATGAAATCGTCGCGCAGACCGGAGGAGAAATGCGGCAGCGCGCTCTCCGCCGATTTGGCATCGATGAACAGATTGGGCTGGTTCGAGCCCTTGTCGATGGCGGGGCAGCCGACCTCGGTCAGGCGGATCGGCTTCGACGCCGGCACCCAGGCGGTCTCAACCGCGCTCTCGACTCCGCCGATGCGGTCGTAATGCGGCTCGCGCCACCATGACTTCAGATCCTTGTAGCGGAACACCCAGGGCTTGCCATAAGCACCGTCGGTGATCGGCGTGCGGATCTGCGATGCCCGCTCGGCCTCGTCCCTGTAGTACCAGTCGAAGCCTTCGCCGCCCGCCACATTGCCGGCGAGATAGGAAGGCGAGGGTGCCGCGCCGTGATGGCTGTCGGCATGGCGTTCGCCGTCGCGCCAGTCGGAGAGGGGCATATAGCAATCGATGCCGACATAATGGATCGCCGGCGACGCCCACAGCGGATCGAGATGGAAGTGATGATCGCCGCTGCCATCATCCGGATGGTGGCCGAAATATTCCGACCAGTCGGCCGCATAGGAGATTTTCGCATTGGGCAGGATCGCCGCCACATCGCCGGCGAGGCGGACGAGCGCTGCGACTGCCGGATAGATGCCGCGACCCGTCCGGCTGGTCGTCAGGCCCTTGAGCTCGCTGCCGATCAGGAACGACTCGACGCCGCCTGCCGCGGCGCAGAGATTGGCATAGTGCAGGATCATCCGCCGGTAGCCATTGTCGAAGAAGGCTGAAACATCGTCAGCCGACTGAGCAGTGATGCGGCCGCGCCACGGATAGGCCGGCTGCGCCCCGCCGGGCGGGATGTCCATCAGCAGGAACGGATAGAAGGTGACGGCGAGGCCGCGCCTTTTGAGATCGGCGAGCGCATGGCTGACCGAAAGATCGCTCGGTGTTCCGCCAAAGGCCGGTCGGCCATCGACCCGGCTGATCAGATGCGCTTGCCGGCGGTCGAGCCCGTTCACCTGCCAGCGCCAGGGCCTGGTCTCCTTGTTGCGCCGCTCGACGCCGGGCATCACCTTGCAGCGGCCGGCATCGAGATCGCTGCCGTACCATGCGACCACCAGATTGACATGGGAGAGCCGCGAGACTTCCGCCTGCAGCTGGTCGAGCGATGCCGACCAGTCGCTCGTCCCCGCTGCCAGATGAACATTCTCGGACTCGTTCTCGCCCCAGCCGGCCTCGCGTAGCACCCGCGCCGGCTCGTAGCCGAACTCGGTGGCGCCGGGGATGAGGTTCACCGAGCGGATCGTCTCGGCAAACGATCCGTGGACCCGCACGACTTCGAAGGCGAGCTGCGGCAGGCGGTTGCCGAATTGCTGCAGCGCCAATCGTTCGAACACGACATAGGCGACGCCGCGATAGGCCGGCGCGCCGTCGCTGCCTGAATGCGCCAGGATCAGACTGTCGGGTGATTGGTCCTCGCTGCCGGCATGGAGGCGCCATTGCGTGGTGGTGAGGTCGAACGGCTTGCCGTCGGCCCACACCCGGCCGATCCGCGTCACCGGTCCCTCGCACAACGCCACCGCGAAGCTCGCATGATAGCTGTAGCGCGTCGTCTCGACGCCGCCGCCGAGCCCGCCTTTGCTGCCGCCCTGCCGCTCGACGGTTGCCTCCTCCTCGATCGGCAGCGCCCAGATGACCTGGCCGTGCGGTGCCCCAGAGCCGTGGCAGGGCTGCGCCCTGGCTCGACGTCATGAGCTGGAGATCGCTGAGCCGCGGCCCCTCGACGCGCCGCCGCGAGCCGAAGATCGCCTGGTCGATCAGCGAGCCGGCCAGCGCCCCGGCGGCCCGCCCGAGCGTGGCGCCGACCGGCCCGCCAAAGCTCGCACCGAGCGCCTGGCCGGCGGTTTGCAGGACGAGGGTGGCCATTGTGGATGAGCGCTCCCTTAAGAAACCGAGCCTCCAAGGCAGTAGGCATTAGGCAATAGGCAGTGTGCAGAGCACTTCCCGACTGCCTACTGCCCACTGCCTACGGCCCAGGAAATTCGAACACCGCCACCAACCGCATCCGCCACCACCGATCGAGCGGCACCTCGGCGACTACGCTGCCCGATTGGGCATGCACCATGGTCGATGGCGACGTCGCGATGCCGACATGGCGCGCCGGCAGATGCGGCTGCCAACGGAACAGCAGCACATCGCCATCGCGAAATTGGTAGGCTCCGATCTCCCGCAAGTTCCGCCGCGCCGCATCGAGCAGCAGCTCGTCCCGCTCATGGTCGCCATAGGGCGGCACCGTTTCCGGCTCGGCCCCGATCACCCCCCGCCACACCCCGCGCAACAGTCCGAGGCAATCGGCGCCGACCCCTTTGAGCGAAGCCTGGTGGCGATAGGGCGTGCCGATCCAGCTCCGCGCCTCGGCGACGATCGCTGCCCTAGAACAACGCATCATTGCCCGGCATCTGCGGGAAGCCGCGGAAGTTGCTCGCATTGCCGAACTTGTCGCGGCAGGTGGCAAAACTCTTGTCGCAGCCGGCGGTGATGCGGAACCGGTCGCCGACCGCGATTTGGTCAGGCGCTTCCTGCCACAGCGTGACTTGACCGCGCCCGCTGCTCTTGACGATCGCCGTGCCGCCATCGTGCCAGCTGAGCGTGCCGCGGGCGAACCACTGATCGGCAAAGCCTTCGAGCCCGGCGCTCATGAAGCTGTGCCGGCTGATCACCGCCTGAACGCTGCCCTCGGCCCGATAACGCGGATCGTCGAGCATGACGCGGCAGCGCCGATCGCCGAGCACCGCATCGCAAGCGTGCTGGAAGATCCGTCCACGGATCATCCCGAGCTTGTGGGTGAGCCCGCGAATCTCGGCGGTGAAGCTCGAGCCCCGGCGCGTGACCTCGCCCAGCGTGCCGCTCCTGAGGAGGAAGCGTCGCGCCGGATCGCGCCAATCGACCAGATGGATCGCGACTGTCGCCCCGTCATAATCGCCGCGCTGCAGCGCCGCCGCGTCGAACCCGCCCGCCCCCAGCGCCCCTTGCGCCTCGAGATTGTCGACCGACAGCCCGAGCGCCGCCTCGATCGCCGTCGGCTCGAGCCCGCTCGCCGCCGGGAAGCGCAAGCCGTCGAATTCGAGGTCGCGGTCATGATCGGTGAAGCACCTGACCGTGCCGGCGGTGGTGGTGATGGTCCAGCACAGACACAGCGTGGTGACGCCCGACCGAAGCTCGGCTTCGAGCTCACGAGGGAGCGCCCTCACGGCCTGATCTCCACCACCGGCACCGACGGGATGCGTCCGGCCGCGAAGGCTTCGAGATCGATCACCAGCCGGTCGGTGTCGAACCGAACCGGCACGTCGAAGGCGAATCCCGCCGTGATCAACGCACCCGCCCGCGGTGCCGTCGCCAGCCTGACCCGCCCCGTCGTCGCATCGATCGTGAACGCCGCCAATGGCAGCTCCCGCCCGTCGACCGCGACCCGCACCGTCTCCTTGACCGGCTTGGCTATGGTCCTCGCATAAGCGAAAAGACCGCTGCCATAGCGCTTCACCAGCTGAAACTCCGTTGACGCACCATCGCTCTCGGCGAGCCGCTGGTCGAGCGCGTCGACCGGCTGCAGCGGCGGGCACGACTTCCAATCGGCATGGTCCTTCCAGCGGAAGCCATGGAGCCGGCCGCGCCGTTCCTCGAAGAAGGCGATGACCGCATGGATCTCGTCGAGCGAGCGGATGCCGTAGCCCGCATCATAGCGCCGCCGGCTGTCGGCCCAGCGGCTGTTGCGCTCCTCGGCGCCCGACGCCAGCGTCACGATCTCGGTGCGCCGCTCGGGCCCTCCCGAGGCGCGCCGCGAGATCCCGGTCGGAAACCGCACCTCATGAAATGCGCTTCCCATCGTCACAGATTCCGCATTCCCCGATCCACCGCCCGCGTCAGCATCGACGCCACCTGCGTCTCCGAGCGCTGCAGGCTCACCGCATCGAGCGCGCTGATATTCACCGTCATGTTGAGCGGCCGCCCCTGCCCTCCCGCAATGCCACCATCGATCAGCGAGGTAACGGCGCCGCCGACCAGCGTGCCGACCGGTTGCAGCGCCGCAGCCGTCGATTGCCGCGACATCGCCAGCGTCAGCGACTTCAGCACATCGCCGAACGACCGCCCGCCCGCCGCCGCGCCCGCAAACGCCTTGACCATCGTCGTGCCGAATTTTTCGCCTAACCGGTCGAGCTCGGCGAGCTCTCGGCCGATCGCCGCCGTTTCGAATTCGTTCATCTCCCGCCTCCATCATCGTCATCCGGGTACTGACGGATCAGCGCCTCGAGCTCGGCGCGCCCGATCGCCGCCTTGACCTGCATGAGCCCGCCCGCCGCCGCGGCCTTAAGCTCCGGCAGCGTCATCCGCCAGAACACCTCCGGCGCGATCTTGAGCTGGCCGAGTCCGAGCGCCATCAGGTCGCCGACGGTCAGCCGCTTCATCTGAAGCTCGCATTGAGAAGCCGCGCCGCATTGCCGATCGTCTCCATCGCCGGCCGCCCCTTGACCAGCCGCTCGAGCGCCGCCTGGTCGAGCTCGAGCCCGCCGCCCTTCAGTCCTGCCATTACCACGAGCGCCGCCTCGCGCGCGCTGATCCGTCCGCCGGCAAACCGCTCGAGCAGCGCCATGAGGTCCGGCACCGCGAGCGCCGCCTCGAGCTCCGCCAGCGCCCCGATCGTCAGCACGAGCCGATGCGTCTCCGCGCCGAATTGGCCCACGACCTCGCCCCGCGCCGCATTCGCCCCGAGCCCGATCATGCTCTCGCGAAGCTCAACGGTCCGGCCGACATTAGCGCCAGCTCGAAGGTGAGCTCACCATCGTGAATGCCGGTGAATTCGAGCACGGTGATCTGGAACGCGCCGGTCACTCGGCCGAGCGCCGGGATCACCACCTGCCAGTCGCGGATCGCGCCGCCAAAAAACAGTGCACGGATGGTTTCGTCGCAGGTCTGGTCGCGGCAGATCCCGGCACCGCGGATCGCCGCCGACTTGACCCCGGCATTGGCGAGGAGCTCGCGCCACCGATCGGCCGAGTCCTGGTTGGTGGCATCGACCGTCTCGGCATTGAAGGCGATGCTGTGGCTGCGCAGGCCCGCCACCGCCATCATGGCGCCGCTGCCGTCCTGATCGAGCCTGAGCAGCAGGTCACGCCCGCGCTGTGCCGCCATCGGGATGCGCCTCCTAAAGCGGCTCGGTGACGGCCCGCAGCCGCACCACGCCGCGCGTATATTCGCTGGACGGCTCGGGCATCGCCGTCCAGAACAGCGTCTTGAGATTGACCAGCCGATGGCCGTCAGGCCGGAGCGGCGCCTGGTCGAGACAATCGCCGACCGCGCCGACAATGCCCTGCGCCTCTTTGCGGCTCGGATTGCGCGACCACACATGCAGCGTCACGAAATGCTCGTGACCGACCGCCCCGGAGGTCGACCAGTCATGCGTCTCGATGCCGGCAAGCGTCACATAGGGCGGCGGCGCTCCCTGCGGCACCCGGTCATAGATGCGCGGCCCGCCGAGCAAAAAATTGAGCTCGGGATCAGCCTTGAGGCGGGATACCATTGCGGCTTGCAAGGCGGATGTAGCGTTCTTCATTCTGGTCCTCCGGAAAATAAAGGCAGTAGGCATTAGGCAATAGGCAGTGGACGGAGCACTTTCCCCCCATTGCCTACTGCCTACTGCCTACTGCCTATTGCCTATTCGCTCACCTCTACACAGACAGCGCGCAGGAATCTGCGCCCAACGGCCACCACCGCGACGATGCGATAGATGCGCCGGCCCTCGATCAGCCGCATGCCGCGAACAATGTCGCCGCGCCGGCGCATGGTGACGATGAGCCGCTGCACGCTCTTCAGCGTGTCGGCGACCGGCTGCTCGGGTCCCGGCGTCGCCTCGATCGATGCCCACAGCCGGCCCTTGTCGATGAAGCTGACGGCGAGCCCGCCGTCCTCCTCCTCGCTTTCGACCGGCGCCTCGAGTCTCAGATGCCGGTCGAACTGGCTCGTGCGCATGGTTGCTCCGGAGAAGGCGGCAATCGGCATTAGGCAGTAGGCAGTAGGCAGTAGGCAGTAGGGAAGTGCTCCGTGCACTGCCTATTGCCTAATGCCTACTGCCTATGGCTTCCTGCCCCTTCGAAGACCTGTTCAAACCCGTAATCGCCGATAGGGCGCGATCAGCGCCTTGACCCCATGCGGCACCGGCTCGAGGCTCTCCTCGGCCGCCGCCTCGCGGGCATTGAACCAATGGCCGATCAGCATCAGCATGGCCTGGCGCAGCGGTGCCGGCACCATCGCCTCGTCGCCGAGCGTCATGCCCGTCGCCTGCTCGACATGCGCCCGCGCCGCCGCGATCAGACCGGCGATGATCGCCGCCTCCTCGTCGCTGTCGAGGCGCAGATAGGCTTGCACTTCGGTGGTGGTGATAGGGTTGGTCATGGTTGTGCGTAGAGGCAGTCGTCAGATGGGCAGTAGGCAGTAGCGCTCCGTCCACTGCCTACTGCCTAACGCCTACTGCCTCTCTTCTGCCTAAACCCCAAACCTCATCAACTTGATCGCCTCGAAATTCTGCACCCCGCCGCCGACCCGCTTGGTGGTGTAGAACAGCACATAGGGCTTGGCGCT